TCTCTGTTTTCTCTCAAAAATGCCTCTGCAATGACAAGATCTTCCGGTGTTGTAATCTTGATATTACGATAGGAACCTTCCGAAAAGCGGATTTTCACACCGGTCTCATGTTCTGCTACCATGGCATCATCTGTAATCCCGGTCATTTCTTTCTTAAGGATGCTGGTATATGCGTCGTAGATCAGCGGATACCGAAAGATCTGTGGAGTCTGAACGATCCATACACTGCTGCGATCCGGAGTTTCACTGACATTTCCCTCCGCATCTGCAATCTTAACCGTGTCTTTGGAGGGCATGCCAACAACACTGGCACCTGTCTGTGCTGCTGCCATAAGTCCTCTTTCGATGATCCCATTATCAATAAACGGTCTGGCACCGTCATGGATCAGTACGTATTCCGTGTCTTTGCACGCACGAAGTCCTTCATAAACGGAATCGTACCGCTCTTTTCCGCCGGATACTACGGCAGAAACTTTTGTAAAACCGTATTTTTCCACGATTTCTTCTCTGCACCAGGAAACATGCTCCTCCCCTGTCACCAGAATGATATCCCGGATCAGCGGACTTTCCTGAAAACAGCGCAGAGAATAACAGAGCACCGGCATTCCGTCAAGCTCCATAAACTGCTTCTGTATTTTGCTATGCATTCTTTTGCCCTGGCCTGCCGCCAGAACGATTGCCGTACATCTGCCCTGCTCCATTATCTCTCTCCCAGTTTCAGGTTAGGAACTGCATTTAAGTCCCATCCATGGCGTGTTCCTTTGATATATTCGTAATGCGTCTGTCCATCAGTATCCGGTGTTGCTTTCAGGGTAGTCTCATATCCAACTGCATCATCATCCTTATACACAATATCAGCAACTTCCGATACACTTGCCGACGGAATCACAATACGCTTTACAGCCTTTTTCATGATCATATCAATCACCCATGCTGATTCTTCATTCTCATCACTGTTTGCTTTTACCGTAATTCCTGCTTCTAATGTTCCGGTTACGTTTTTATCACCATATACAGTCTTGAGCACTTCCACATTCAGTACTTCAATCAGTTTAAATTTAAAACTGTCTTCTTTGCTGGTCTGCATGTTCAACACAGTGTCCCCGCCCCAGGCTTTTGTATTATCCGACTCGGGGCTATTTGAGTTTGTTACACCATCTTCACTACAATATCCTAACTCTTTAAATGCTGCATCTAATGCCATCTCTGTGTCTTTCGGCAATGTTGTTCCTACCGGTGCGCGCCAGATTGCTCCACCGACTTTCGGTTTTCCAGTACTTACGTTTTTTGCATCCATCCTTCTGCCTCCTAAAAATAAACGATATCAAACACGGCCTGATATCGGTATTTTTTCCGATTCGTATCTGTATAGTTATAATCGCTATTCAGTTCACACTTGCTGATATCATCTAATTCAATTATTTTTTCCATTGCTGCTTTCACCCGTTCGTTGAGTGTTGCCGCCCCATAAAGGGACGTAGAAAAAGACTGGACTGCCAAGGTCGCCGATTCCACGTGATTTTCTTTGCCAGATCCAGTCTTTTCGATCAATATGTATTCTTTTCCAAGATTATCCTCTTCTTCCAGTCTGGCCGGTACATTCAACCTGGACTGTAAATAATTTTTAACGATGCTCTCCACCATGTTTTCCTACCGCCTTCAGCAATCCATTTTTACCATCATCTCCGCTGACTTTTACAACAGCTCGGGTCTGCGCCACATATGCCTCTGTCTCGGAAGCCTTGGCTATCTTCGTTGCATTCTCCATAAGGATAGCTTGCATTTCCCGCGACTGCATCAATTGCCTGATTCCGACACTATTTAGAACAATTTTTACTTTACTCATACGCCGCCACCTGCCATTTTTGATTCCATTCTAACGGGATATTCTCTTCAATGCCTTGTTGTGGAAACCCAATCACCTGCCAAGACATTCCGAAGAAATCCACCCGGCAATTCTGCCAAGTGTGATTGTCTCCCTTCGGAATTGCAATATTGTATACCGCTTTCTTTCCAGTCAGATTTAATGTGTCCAGAATCTCCGTAGTCGATGCCGGAGCTACAAGCACATTCTCAATTGTTACTGGTGTCTCTCGGTATAACGGGTGATCGAATTCATCTTTTCCAATTACTGTCTTCTCATACAGTGTTACTGGAATTCCCTTGATCATCGATGCCATAAATATCCATCACCCCAACTCTCTGTCTTCTAAGACCTAGTCTGGATAACTCGGATTTCTTAATGAATAAACCGCCTCCAGGAATCAGATATGTTCCTGTCACAGAATAGCCCAGAGCTGATTGAGACATCTGTGTCATTGGCTCCGTGTCTGTCGATGTCATAAGTGTACGCGCTACCACGTCAACAGTCACAGATTTCGCAACATTCCGCAACGTCTCATTCTGTTCAATCATTTTATCCAAATCTTTTCCGACTTTGTTAGCTTCATATCTCAGAGAATCCGAGATAACTGTCAGAAGCTGCTCTGCCTTGCTATACTCGGATTCCTTAAGTTCTCGCCACAGAATAGATATATCTTCTAACGTAGCAAATGGCTCCATTATTCTGTACCCTCTTGTGATTTATCTTTTCCAGCCCCCTGGTTTTTAGATGGCGTTTTTTTCTTCTCAGGCTCTTCATCAATCTCAAGTTTCCAGTTTTCACCGGCAACTCTTGTACTTGTTTCGATAATTGCGCCCGTTTTTGTATTTTTATACTTCATACTATACCTCCTTAATTCTTGTAAACCATTCTGGCACCAGGATTCCCCATCCCAGATATACTTCTGCACGGATATAGATCTGACCATAGCCTTTTAAGTCTTTTCCTGAGTTATCCGGATCACCATACTGAATAATTTCCATAGGGATTTCCTTTGAATATCCCCATTTAACCGCTCCCTGGAAGTCTCCAATAATACCGTGGTCTTTCGTTGTTCCGCCAGATACAGTTTTGTTGACGCTTGTCGGGATTCCGTTAAATGTTGCAGGTGATGCTCCAAATGCAAATTCCGGATACTGCTTGATTCCATTCACTTTGACTTTTGCCATCGCTGATCCAAACGTCTTCGAAAGCGCGAGTCCTGTTACATCTCCTTCAGAACCATCTACTACCGCAATCGCATCTTCCAGATTTGCATCCGGTGTTGCTGACGCATAATCTACAGTTTGTGTAACCTTTGCGTCAAAATGATTGTCTCCAATTACAGCAGATGCTGTTCCCGTTCTTGGGTTAATACCATGCATAGCTGCAAGGTCAAGTCCTTTCGCTACTTTCTTCGCAAATCCATCATTAAACGCTGTTAAAATATCCAACTGTTCTTCTTCTGTAGCAATCATAAATTCATCGGAGATTCTTGCACCATATTCAAACTTAACCGGTACAATTTTAACTGGTGCGATAGCAATACCGCCTTCGGTTTTCTTTCCATTTTCTGCGACAATATCAATTTCATTGTCCATAGAAAAAATCATTTCTTTCAATCCATTGAATGGAATCGGTGTCTGACCACATAATGCAGCCAGTGCTGACTTCCCTTTTACTTTTGTAATAAGATCTTTGACCAGTGTAGGGTCAAACATTGTTCCTTTTGATGTTGCCATAATTTTTTATTCTCCTTTCAAACTAGCCAGCATGCCTTTCATTGCTGTCTTTTTGTCATCAATTTTTTGCGGATCTCCTCCTGCAAGTGGAGGAACATCTTTTTTTCTCAAGAATTTTGCCATTGTCTCGGCATCTTTCTTAATTTCCTCTTCATCAGATCCACTTAATCTACCTGCAAGTTCATATGGGATTCCATTTTCATGTGCAATTCTCATCTTGAGAGAACTGGTCTCGTATCCCTTGATCTTGCCCTGCGCCTCTTCAAGCTGTTTTTTGTATCCGATGTTCTTTTTTCCATCACCGTTAATTTCCTCGTTCAACGCTGCAATCTGCTGTTCAAAACCATCGGATTTTGCTTTTAGAGCATCATAATCTTCTGCTTTTTCCTTGTAATCATCAAAGCCTTCATATTTTGCTTTCACTCCCGCAATGCGTTCTCCGATTACTTTATCAAGCTGCTCCTGTGTTGTAATTGGTGTAAATTCTGCCATTTTTGTTGCTCCTTTCTCCATTAACCGCTGGGTTGCGTAATATGCAAAAAGACACCCTGTCCAGGTGTCCTTTAACAACTAATTCTTTGTTTTCTTTTCTTGGTTTTTGTCTCACTGCACGCCCAGTATGCAAGAATTATGCTGTCGAGCAATGCAACTTCCATTTCCTCCTTCATTGCCTTGTAGCCAAAACCTCCATTGGTCCCAATCGACCGTTTTTCACAGTTACTTACTACCTGTACCAGTGACGGCTGACCAGAATGAACTATATTCCTCTGATATAATCCCTGTTCGAATGAGGCATTTGCTGCAATGATTTCCTTCACAGTGGGTAGGTGTGAATTCTTTATACCATAATCTTTCATTTCATTTTCCATTAACTGCTGCCCTGATGCGCCATCAATAATCACCTTCCTTGCTTTCCATTCTTTCAAATATGCTAGTATCCATGTATCTCCTGCGCGTACTTCACGACAATCGATACACTCTAAAAATATCTTGCCGTCTTTCGTTTTAGATGCAACTCCCATTGCCACATTCCCATCTTCCTACAAAAAGATCTCCTGTAAGCTCCGGTTGGATATCGGTTTTTAATTCATTCCATTCTGTTGCGCTGATAGCTGACTTCTGATTATAGCGAATCCATAATCCTAATCGCTGGATATTGAAATCGATCGGATCTGAACCAATCTCATCAGTTACAGATCTTTCCGTGAATACTGTTCCAAGAGATGGATTTGTCTCATACCAGGCATCTATATCTCTTATATCTGTCTGCTCCGGCACGGACCATTCTGCCCACCCAGAGTTAACCGTTTGTCCTTCCAAGGTTGCCTTACGGAATTTTGTAAAAACCGTTCCGGAGCTTACTGGAGTTGGTGGTGTTCCGCAAAATATTGTCTGTGGATTCTTACTATCTGTAACGACATACTTTAATGCGCTCTCTTGATCATCTTGGTACTCTTGTGCCTCATCGATAATTAATAGATCAAATCCTTCTCCCAAACCACCTTTTGATGTTCTGGTTCGGAATTCGATAATTCCACCGCCAGCAACTTCCAAATGTTCTTTTCCAAATGCCTTATATGAAGAAACGACCTCGATATTTGCTTTCTTTAGCAAATTCGAAAGTCGTTCCCATGCGCTGTGTGTAGTTGTGGTTCTATGTGCTGTATGTAGGATTCTTTCGCCTTTCTTTAGCCCATACATCTCCCTTATTGCAACAATTTCATTCTTTCCATTACGCCTTGGGACTGAATACCCGAATTTGGTATGTACCCATAACTCCTCTTCGTTTACGGCCAAAATGTCTGACAGAAGAAGCTCCTGCCACTCCTGTGCAGTTCTTCCTGTCGAATTGTAAATATCTATTGCTTCAGCTCCATATGTTGAAGAATAAGGCAGCACGACAGATTGCGTCGGGGTCTGCCGCCCCTTCCTTACTTCTCCCATGTAGCCTCCTCAAAAATATAAGCCACCAGAATAATCTGGCAGCTTATTTGATTTCTATTATATCTTTTATCTCATCTAATGGAATTCCATAAAATACTTTTCCGGCATCTAATTCTATTTCTTCTTTTCCAGATGATGTATCATACTCACTCTCCGTATTAGTTATAATACCTTTAAAACTTTTTCCTCCGACATCTCTTACGATGACTTGTTTACCTATAAATTCTTTTATTTCCTCGTATGTCATAACTCTCACCTCTTTTTACTTGGATAATCTGGAACTATATGTATTCCATCTTTAGCGTAGTGAATCTTAAACACAGATGTCTCTGCACTATTTCCGTTTCGATTATCAACAACTACTCCTATGATTTTATCATTTGTCGTTATGATTTCTTTTGAATCCCAATTACCTTGACTATTATATTTAATAATTCCTGTCCCTGAAAATTCCTTTACAAGCGATTGAATTTCTTCGTTCGATACCGTAATGTAAGAAGGTCCAAATTGTCCTTTTGCTTCCAGACTCTTTTTTCTAGCTTCATACATCTTTGTTCCTTGTCGATGTATTTCCTGTCGTGATGCAATTTTTTCACGATTTTGTTCCGGAATTATCTTTTCCCGTATATTTCGTATAATCGCATCTGATTCCGGACTTAATCCCTGCAGTTTTCTTTCTTCTATTTTATCAGATTCTTTTTCGTATTTCCATTCTTTTGTCCATACATTTTGCTTTTTACCGTCTCCCGGATAATACTCAACAATGCAATCACAATTATCATGTCTCCGAAACACATCTTTAGGAACATCTGGATATACATATGTTCCGGCTACCTGATTACACCATTCACAGCAATGTCCAGATGATCTCCGTATAATCTTTGGTCTCAATCCAGCTTTTGCATGAAAATCTGCATTTTTCTGAACAGTATCGTCCATTGCTTTCTGAACCAAATTCCGTACAGGTGCATCGAGAATCCATTTCACATCGTCGAAATATTCCTCGCTTGAAATCCGATTTACAATACCGTCTATGTTATCCTGTTGGATTTGTGCTCTTATTGTTTTAATTCCAATGCCTGCTGCTTCGTTCACGATCTGCTGTACAATAGCTGCATTATCTGCCACCATCTCATAAGCTCCCCTCAACGTCGGGTCCAATACTCTGGAAGCAATGTTATAATACATCTTTCCATCTGGCAATATATCAGATGATAAATTGTCCGAATATGATTGCGCTAAGATTTTCCCAATCTCTTGTGCCACCTCGTTCGCTTGGCTGTATGAAGTCTTACCTCTCTGTGTCTGTTTCTTGAAGTTTTTAATGATGCTGCTCTTTTCAATATCATGATAGAATTGTTTCTGTATCTTCTCCAAAAGTCCTGGTGTGATGTCCTCCATAGTCTACACCTCCGGAGTTACTGGCAGATTGCTCATGTTAATTCCAGTTAAATCTCTTAAGTTATCTGCATTGAAATATCCTGGCACTGCCTGGTTAATCTTAATTGCTCCATCCCCAATATTGGACAGCATTGCTGCATCTGGTTCAAACACTGGCTCCCAGATTGGTGTAGTCATATATACCTGGTTCCGGTAATATTGATAATCATCACGTAGGCACGCAGCCAGATAGCCAACATTCAGAAATCCACTGCCAAATGCTCGCTGTGCTTTTCTTGCTGTCAGTCTCAGATTCTCGTGTGATGCCTTGATTGCTTCCTGGCTAGCCGGATTCTCCGTTGCAAATCCTAGATCATCTAATGTCAACCCAGTCTCTCCAGCAAACAATGCAGCAAACATTTTAAGCTGATCTAGATGTGGTGCCATAGACTGCTGCTGGAACTGTCCCAAGGTTGGCGAATCTCCGTCCTCGTCCTTATCAAATTGCAGGAGGCTTGATACGGTAGCTTTCCACTTATCCATCTGTTCCGCATCTGGATCCAGACCAACTACATATTTTTGCGGAAATGAGTAGAACTCGGCTGTAATCTCAGACCGCTTCAAGGTTCTCATGGCCGATTCTGTGATTGACATACATGCCCGGCTGATTCTAGAATGTCCAAATGCTCTCTTGGCATCTGGCCGGAATATAATTGGCACTAATAATGGTGCTGGCACATTCTCTTCAAAAAGTTGATCCGGAACTCCATTTCTGTATATTACCGTCCACCCTTCCACAAAATAAGCCTCTACAGTCGCTTTTCCGTAATCGTCACGTCCCAGAACCGCATAGCCTTCCGTAAGAAGATTCGTGATTGGATTAATAATGCCAGTTGCATTCGCCCCATCAATTACCTGCAATCTCGGGAAATCATCTTCTCCCTTCGATATATATATGAAACAGCAGGAAGAAATCAATGCCGACAACGTCGCAGAATCGTACAGAATATCTGGATTGTTCATCCTAAATATCCCAGTCATGTCAAAATTATCGTCACGGAATCCTCTGAATTCAAGCCTATCCGCAATCGAATCTACAGCTTTTGCATTCCAGCCAAGTACAGCCTGCAACCATTGTAGGTTGGGCGGCGTAGCGATCCCCATGTCCCGTGCTATATTTTTCATCTCATAGAATTTATACCGCCTTAAGACTCGGCTTCGCTTTCGATTCAGCTTTTTTCTCAGGTACTCTATGCCTCTGTACTCTGCCATTTATTTCTCCTTTCTACGCTATTTTTTCCGGCGTGTGTTTTTTTTCGCAGTGACGGTGTGAAGTCCGTGCGCGCCCACGGTGGGGGAGGTATGCCCCCTGTCCATTAAAATTATTTAGGTCTATAATCACTCCAATTGAATGTATGTGGCAGTACACGGTTCCC